TATTCTAGTTCTATGGTGAAGACACTAATTAATAAACTAGTTATGAATCATAGATATTATGAAGATTTACTATGTGCACAGAACTATTTAGTAAACTGGTTGGCTCATCCAGCAACCGAGACGGTTGAAGCACACTGGTGGACAGGCTTACACAGAACGTTAAGCCTACCGAAAGTTGGCTTGAAAAGAGCTGTCTTTCCTTTCCTGATGGAAGGAGAGGCAGTGTGTTTGAGTGCTGATGCTCTGAATGCTTATCAAAAGGCGGAAGCTTTTAGTGAAACGTCTTTATGTACTTCACTGTTACGCAATACTGCGTGGTACTGGGGCGAATATCTATTTAAAATAAATAAAAAGAACTCTCTTGAATTGTTGCGATCCTTGGCCTATCCAGATGATACAGCCATTGAAACCTTCAATAGAGAGCCAGTTATGGTCTCGGCCGTATTGGGAGAGAAGGTCACAGTACCTATCTATTCTCAAACTGGCACATACCTAACTACAGGCATATCTGTGAACCACAAAAACAGAGTTCGGTTTGGTAGAATTAATATTGATCATATGGCTGATTATGGGTATGAAGAGCGCAATAACAGTCTCATCTTCAATAATATAGTAATCCCGGGATGTGCCGCTTTGATAGTCGGTAAGTCGGGTAGTCTACTAACGAATACGCCATATGCATCTAGTTTCTTGTTGTGCGGACCAGAACGGGCTAGGAACAACTTAAGATTTGATTTATCCTACGAGTTCTATGATTTGTGGGCTCTCGGGGTGGTGAACCGCTGGCAAGGGTTTGACGTTCATTACCTGAGCACTTCATCTAACAGTGAGCACCGTTCATTTGCAGCAAACAACGTGAGCATCGCCACACCGCCTGTCTTGCCAAGAGCAGAGGACAACCAAGTGACTTTTAAGTTACAATCCATACGTCCCAGAACACATGAATTTGGGGACCCCATCGATAATAGGAATGGTATCGAGTGCAAATTCATTTGGACTAGATCGGACAGTTACCCAGTAGAAAAAGTTGATCACTGGGCACCTAGGTGTAGCGACTACATAACTAGTCACCATGTAGTTAGGAGTTTCAAAACAGTAGTCACAGATGTTCAGCACTATCAGGTAGCTGTATTTGGTAATTACAACATTGATGAATCGTTTTTTCACTTCGACATGGTGAGGTCAGGCATACCAATCCCAAGTGTCAAACCTCAGTTAGACTTACGAGAGGAGGCACCTGGAGAACCACCGACAATATCGACTGGCGAGCCGCAATTGATTCCTGCGGGTCAGGAATAACCCAGAGAGATCTAGCAAAGCTAGATACAATCGGTATTGACCTCAATACACCTGATGGCACAAGCAGGCTTGGTAAGTCCGATCTGTCTTTTAATAACAATGTTCCGGTGACATCAACTCTTGATGAGTTAATTGATACTGGTATAAACACTCATAGTAATATCAGAGGCGGCGGTAATATGGGAAGGGGTAGTAAACCGCCAAAAAGAAAGAATTTCGCGTATCCAACTTCTGTACTTATAACAGACAAGTCTATTGTCTCTGTACCTTTTGACTATTCTACACATAATTTATACGATATTATACCAGGTGTATGTATGACAGGAACTTATAATTATAACCTTGAAGGTGTTTCAGTCCCTCTATTATGCCAACCTATATTCGAATCTAATCTAACCTTACTTTATTTGAGTAATACGTATGATTTCCGCTGTTTGAATGAACCTCATAATCTGCGATTATCAAGAATACAATTTGGACCTAATTTATTTTCTTATGGTTACGTGTCTAGAGTTGATATACTTAGGTA